AAAATCTGACATCAGCGTTAACGTGACTGACGGTGTGTTATCTATTGAAGGAACGTCTTCAGAAGATAAAGAAGAGTTTGTTCATAAAGGTATTGCTAAAAGAGCATTTAAAAAACAGCTACAACTAGCTGATTATGTTGAATGTAGTGGTGCCAAGTTGGAAGATGGAATGTTGAAAATCAATTTAAAACACAATCTACCTGAAAACAAAAAAGCAAAACAAATTGCTATAAAATAGTGAGTTTGGAAAATTTCAGCGCGTCGCGCATATATCCTACAATTTAGAGGATTATATCCAAGCCTTAAGTTCTTCGCCCATAACTTCAGTGGCGATGTTAACTTTTTTGCGTAGGGCTTTTACGATTTTTTCGTCAACTGTGTCCTCCGCAAGTATATCAATATAAGTCATTGGTTTTTTCTGACTAATTCTATCAATTCTTGCTTCAGATTGTTGACGCAATAATAAATCATAACCATTAGAATAATAAATCATAGTTGATGCACCAGTAAGTGTAATTCCATACCCGCCGGTCTGTGGTGTACCTACTAAAAATCGTATTTTACTTTCTGGATCTTGCATTTCACGAATAGCTTTCTGTCTATCATCGGGTGTTGTATCACCATAGTAAGTCATCACAGAACCAGGGTATTCTTTCTCAATTTCTCTTACAATAGTGGCAATATCATGACGCCAATGCGCCCAAATAACGGCTTTACCTTCAACTTCTTCTAAAACACTCATTAATTCAGTAATACGATTATTTTTAATTTCTTGAATAGAGTCATCATCAGCTTTAAAATGACCACAAGTAATTTGCTGTAATCGCATAATTTGAGTTACCGCATTAAAGGTAGTAAGCATTTTGCCATTGAGTTCAGCAAGAGCCATTGATTTCATTTGTTCATAAAGTCGTTTTTGTTCTGGCGATAATTGTATAATTCGTTTCATAAAAGTTTTAGGCGGTAAATCTAAACAATCGTCTTTTAATACACGATAAGAAAAAGGTTTTAATTTTTCAGATAATTCTGCTAAATTTCTGTACCCCACAACAAGTTGTACCGTTCTTCCATTAAAATGAGCTTTTTTTATTAATGCATAACGTGTTCTAAATGTATAATAAGAGTCATGGTCTAACAGCCAAGGGTCAAGAAAATAACATTGCGTATATAAATCTAGAGGTGACTTAGTTACCGGTGAACCAGTTAATATTCTTCTATATTTACTTAATTTAGATAACCGTAGTATATTTTTAGTTCGCTGGGCGCCTGGGTTTTTGATTGTTGTGCTTTCATCAATGGCAACTAATGCATCGTGACAACTTAAAAATTTAGCAGCAAAATCTAAGCCTTTTTTTGTAGAAAAAGCTTCTACATTCATAATAAGAATGTGTAGGTCCACTTCAGGTTTAAATAAAGTATCGAGTTTAGCTTGTTGTTTCTTATTAATTAAAGCTTGCCACAAAACGGTCTTTTTTTGAATATGTTTAACTAAATGTTCTGGTATTTCAGACTCCAACCAGTTTTTGTAAACACCTTTGGGTGCTATAATTAAAGCACCATTAATTTTACCTTTATCATAAAGCATCGATATATTATCGAGCAGCACTTTTGATTTACCAGTACCCATTTCCATAAAGAGAGCAAATACTTCTTTTTTCCACGACATTTCCAATGCTTTTAATTGATGAGCATAGGGCTTTGTTTTAAATTTATAATTCATAATTTATATTTCTACTTTCTATTGACATTCTATACATATTATCTTATATGTTGTCAAGAAAGCAATTATGGAAAAAGAAAGTATAGTTTACGTATTACAAGAACTGCCTGGAACACGAATAGGTCGTCCTAAATTTAATATTATGGGCGCTTCAAAATATGGTAAACTAAAAGTTCTTTTACGTGAAGATACACAAATTATTTTAAGTCCTGGTCCAATTATTTTTGAACTACGACGTTTGTTAAAAGATTACAACTCTAACGATTATTTATTATTATCTGGAGATCCATCAGTTATTGGGTTGGCATGTGCCATTGTATCTGATATAAACAGCGGCAGATTTAATTTATTGAAATGGGACAGACAAGAAAAAGTGTATTATCCATTAGAAATAAATCTCTACGAGAAAGGTAAGATAGATGAGTGAAAACCTACAAAAAATGTTTATTGAGGATGCACCTCAAGATGTTGATAATTTAACGGGTGCAGAAAATTTGTCAGACTTAGTTCTTCAGTTACAAAAACTAGAAGATGAAGTTAAGGATGATGAAGAAGCTCTTAAACGTAAAAAACAACAAATAGATAAAATATCAGGAATAGCTATTCCTGAAATTATGCAGACTATGAAATTAAAGACAATGAAATTGTCTGATGGTTCTGGCATAGAAATTAAAGAGATATATAGCGCAACAATTCCTAGCGATAGGAAAGAAGGCGCTTTTACATGGCTTCGAGAAAACGGCCTGGGTGACCTTATTAAAAATGAGGTTACTGTTGCCTTTGGTCGTAACGAAGATAACAAGGCGAGCGAATACGCAGACCTTGCACGAGGTCGTGGGTACCAACCGACGCAAAAGCTGAAAGTTGAACCCATGACACTCAAAGCATTGTTTAGAGAGCGTTCTGAAAATAATCAAGAATTGCCATCTGAACATTTTAACCTGTTTAAGGGCAACAAAACAAAAATAACAAGGAGCAAATAACATGACACAAGAAACAAGTGACGTGGCGACAAGACAAGGTGGAGCAGTTGCAACTTTAGACTTTGTACAAGATTCAGGAATGGGTCTTGAGAACATTGATAAAGGCGATCTTGCATTACCTTTTCTGAAACTACTGCAAAGTGGTTCAGATGAAACAAAGAAAAAACATGCTAAATATGTTGAGGGCGCAGAAGCCGGTATGTTTTACAATACAGTTACTAAAAAGCTGTATAGTGGAGAGAAGGGAATTGAGTTAATTCCTGTCTTTTACAGAATGACCTACCCAGAATGGGCACCTTTTGAACGAAGAGAAGGTAGACCTGTTCATAATGATAGAGGACCAGGCATTATGGCAAAGACAACTCAAAACGAACAAAACAAAGATATGTTGGACAATGGTAATCAAATCATTAAAACAGCAAATCATTTTGTTATTATCAATGGTGACAGACCAGAAAAAGCTTTGATGACGATGAAGTCTACTCAGTTAAAAGAGAGTAGAAATTGGAATTCATTAATGGAAAATGAATTTGAAATCGATCCTAAAAGCAAGAAGGCTGTACCAGCACCAATATTTTCTAGAATTTACAAATTAAATTCTGTTGAAAATTCAGGTAGCTTTACTTGGCACGGATACAAAGTATCTTTAGCAAGAAAAGTTGATAATGCTGCTCTATACCAAATGGCTAGAGATTTTCATAACTCATTGAAAGCAGGGCAAAAGAAAGCTGTTGACAGTGCGGAAGAGGGTCAATCTAATTATTAGTTTCTCGTAAGAGAAATGAGGGCGAGAGCGGGAGACTTAACTCGCCCTTAATAAAGGGATCATTATGTTAGATGAGTATATAAAATTATTTTCTGGTTATGATGGAGATTTTGGCATTGCCGACATGTCCAAAGCAAAGCTTGACTCAGAAAGAAATAAACTTAAGCCAGATTACGAATGGGCAGGAAGACCAATCACTCCAGTAGATTATAAAAATCACATTGATGGAAAAATATCAATCGGTATACAACCTTGTAAACTTGATAAAACAGCACAATTTGCTTGTATTGATATAGATCCAAAAAATTATTCAGAATTTAAAATAAAAAATTACTTAACAAAATTTGAACAATATAAATTACCTTTAGTTCCATTATTATCTAAAAGTGGTGGATTACATTGTTATATATTTTTAAAAGAACCTATTCCAGCTGCAGATATAATAGAAGCAGTAAAAGCTTTTCTTCTTCCATTAGAACTAAAACCAAACACAGAAATTTTTCCAAAACAAAAAGAATTAAAGGAAGATGACAAAGGAAATATAAAACCAGGTAACTTTATTAATTTACCTTATTACAATAATGGAAATACAACACGCTATGCTGTAGATAAGAATAATTCTAAACTATCTTTAGAGCAGTTTATAAAATTAGCTAATGAATCTAAAATAACAAAAGAAAGATTAGATGTATTAGTTGAAGAAACACATAAAAATATTTTACTAGGATCAAACCCAGAATTTCATGATGGTCCACCATGTTTGGCAAGGTGTTCTAAATCTAAACTAGACGATGGTCGAGATAGATTTATGTATAATTATATGGTTTTTGCTAAGAAGAAATACAAAGACAAGTGGCATGATTTTGTAGCCAAAGCAAATTATGCATATTTAGAAAACCCATGGGATAAATCTAAACTAGATCAAAAAT